GCTGACATAACCGAGATCAAATTGCCAGAGAACATTCCAACAGCAGACGACTTCAACTGGCCTCCTGGCAAGTTCGGAGAGATGTGCGAGCAAGCTTATGAAATGGCTCACTATCCGTATAGAGGCGTCGCTATTGCTACATGTCTTGGAATGCTGGCTCCTTTGGTCGGCAGGAACAATAATGTCTCCGGTACGGGACTGAACATATACATTTCCTTGCTTATGGATACAGGCATGGGAAAGGACATGATCCGCAAGATCATAGAGCGGACATATAGTCAGATAGACCCGATCAATGCAAGGAAGTTTATCGGTCCCGCGAGATATACTGGCGTTCCTGCTCTCTGGCGGACGATCACAGACAGTCCAAATAGAATCAGCGTTATCACTGAAGCCGGATTTATCAATGGAGCTGACATCGGTGACTCAAGTGGATTGAAAGCTACGATCCTTTCCATGTATGGTTCGTCCGGAGCAGACGAAGTTCAAAGCGCGAACGAATATAGCAGTAAAGAAAATTCTCTACCAGTTATCCACTCTCCTAATTTCAGTCTCATTCAAGAGTCAACTCCAAAGTCTTTCATTGATGCGATGCTTAAAACTGATGGCGACATCAATGGAGAGCTTCCTAGAATGTGGATATTGAGACTCAATGTCGAGAAACCAAAAAGAAACAGAAGTCCTAGAAAACGATTTGAAAAAGACGTTGAGAAAAGGATAAAAGAACTTTGGACTGAAGCTTTGAAATGGTGTGAAAACGCGAATGTCAATGGTCAAAAAATAAATCATGTGATCATCCCAGATTGGCTAGATGAAGAAGCTGATCGTTTTGTTGACCTAGAGAACAAAGCAAGACTCAATGGAGACGACTACAGAAAAGTCGTTTATACGAGAGCTTGGTTGAAAGCAGTAAAGATCTGTTCATTGATTGACGTATTCAATGGATTCAAGGAAGTACAGAAGGAGACTTATCAATGGACAATCAAACACGTTATCGACAGAGAAGCTGGCGCAATTACTGGTGTTCTTCGAGAACATGACAGTAGCGAAAATGACAATACATGGCTTGTCATCGCTAACGCAATTCAGAGGATATTGGCGAAGCCGTCTTCGTATTCTCTCCCTGTTGCTATGGCTAGAGCAAAAGTCATAACTCTTACTTCTATCAACTTCGCGACAAAGCATAATCGGATCATAAAAGAATTGAACAAGAAGTCTTCGAAGTTTGGGATAAAGAGCAGCACTGGACTGACCGTTCTTCTTGATCAATTGTGCGAACAAGGATACTTGAAGAAGTTAGATAACAAAAGAATACGAACAATAAAAGGATGCGAAGCGAGCAGAGCTTCAATTGCGTATGGAATGACGGAAGATTTCAAGTTATGGCTAACAAATCTCTCTTGATCTTAAATTGCAACTTGGGTAGCGGTTGGCCGGTTTGCGGCAAAAATGGGTAGGCGGCGAGGCTGGAGGACGTCGTTCCTGTAAGTGACTGTTTTATAAGCATTCAGATGGGGGACAACTTGGGTAACTTACCCGGACTATTACCCGGACTATACCCAACCTAATTGTTAATTAAAACAATCACTTAGGTGACTTCATGGGTAATTTTTAAGATCGGGCGTGAGAGGGGTCGCGACCGAGTGAGCATAGGGTAAAAAATTACCCATTTGAAGGACAGAGTTCAGCTAAGTTATTGTTATTATTATAGATTAGGTTGGGTAATTAGCATGGGTAGAGCTTAGGTAGAACTAGGGTAACGTCGCGGGGAGCCCTCGATTCGAATTCTGATCGGAATCTCCGACTGAAGACGTTTTCTGATCATAAGATTTTTTCTGATAACTCTTGTGAACTTTCTTCTTTGAAGAGTCTGACTGACTGTTATTTTTAGACTCGTTTTAATTATTGAATTTATGATTTTCAAGGAGGTTGAAACTTGCTAAACGAACTTATATATGGTACACTTCTGCCATGAGCGCGAGCCCTCTCCCAACAGATTCAGCACGACGACTGTTCATCAAACTGCGAGCAGTCAAGAAGCGTCTGAAAGACCAGGACAACGAATTCTGCGTCTTCTACGCTTGTGAAGTGCTGGCTTCCTTTCAGCGTATGATTCTATCTGGAGTCAGTTTTGAAGATTCTTCTGAGATCGTTGTTGCGCTCCTTGAAGAAAAAACAAGCGAGGAAGAGAAAGATGAATTGATGAATGCTTTGAAGCTTATTGCTAAATTCACTCTTCCGGAAGGAAAGTCCATTCTCACCCAGGAAGCCATTGACATCGCTACCGCATACGGAGGCGGTTCAAAATGGTTCGACGGAAAGACAAAGCTGGAAGCGATTCGCTTTCTCAAGTCAATGATCGACGGCGAGACTTCAATTCCTGAAGATGAGGTTCGCGGCGTGTTACTGAAACTGACTAGCTGATGGCTAACGCAAGAAGGAAAGGAGCGAACGGAGAAAGAGAGTTCGCCGAATACATCAAGAATGTCTTGTCTTTAGATTTCACTCCGAAAAGAAATCTAGAGCAAGTTCGTTCAGGTGGAGCAGACATTCTCTGTGTCAAGCCATATTGCTTCGAGGTAAAGCGAAGAGAAAAGCTTGATCTTTATATGTCATGGACACAGGTTGTTCAAGCTGCTAGAGAGAAAGAAGACAATCCGATTCCTATCGTTGCATTCAGAATGAACAGAGACAAATGGAATTTTCTGATTCCTGCGTCTATGCTTGTGACTGAGATAGAATTCGGATATCTTCAATTGACTGACAGAGTTTTCAACTGCTGGATCAGTAATCATTACAATTGGTTCATTGAGAAAAATGGTCAATGAATCGCATAGAGCTGACAGGACCGCAGACAGAAGTATTTCTGATGGAGAACAATTATCCGTTGTTCGTTGGCGGATATGGAAGCGGAAAGACTCAGTCTCTCATTTGTAATGCTCTGAGAGATGTTCTGCATAATCCAGGTGTCAGGGTCGGAGCGTACTGCCCAACATACGATCTATTGAAACTGAATCTGATGCCTCGTCTGGAGGAAGAACTGACGAAGGCCAGAATTCGGTTTACAATGAACAAGAGCGATCACATCTGCACGGTTGAGACCGGCAGTCAGATCATCATGAGAAGTATGGACAATCCTGCGCGGATTGTTGCATACGAAGTGTTTCGGTCTCATGTTGACGAGATTGATACGCTTCCGAAAAAGAAAGCTCAGGACGTTTGGAACAAGATTGTAGCGCGTAATAGATCAATCGTTCGCGCTCCAGATGGAGAAAAGCTTCGTAATCAAATTTTCGCTTACACGACACCGGACCATGGATTTTCATCTTTCACCTACTCAAGATGGGGAAAAGATCCAGGCGAAGGATATAAGTTCGTAAGAGCTCCGACGTATAGCAATCCTCATCTTGATTCCGACTACGTTGAACGACTCAAAGAAACATACGACGAGCAATTGGTTGAAGCGTATGTGAAGGGTCTCTGGTGCAACATCACCAGCGGAAAAGTGTACAGGTCTTATGACAGAGAGTTATGTCGTTCTGAAGAAAGGTATAGGAAGAGAGAACCTATCAGAGTCGGAATGGACTTCAACGCCAACAAGATGGCGGCTTGTGTCTTTGTCATGAGAGGCAATAAATGGCATCAGGTGAGAGAATTGGACAATGGAGCAGACACTCCTGATGTTTGCGAATGGCTCAAAAGAGAATTTGAAGGAAGCAAGATAACCGTTTATCCAGATGCTTCCGGCAATAGCGTTTCTTCAAAGAACGCTTCAACTTCAGACCTGTCTATCATAAAATCTTTTGGATTCGCCATAAGAGTCAATAGCAGGAATCCGAGAGTGAGGGACAGAGTGAATTCTGTCAACATGGCCTTTAGCAAGGGTATTGTAGCAGTGAACGACGAGACTTGTCCAGTGACGGCTGAATGTTTAGAACAACAGACATATAGTTCGTCAGGAGAGCCTGACAAGCATTCTGGTCATGATCATCAAAATGACGCGTTCGGATATCCGATCGTATTCCATCATCCGATTTTAAGACCAATGAGCTCAGGTTCTGTGATAGGAGTCAACTAATGACCGTCAAAGCGACACATCCTAGTTTTGATTCAACGATCGATGACTGGACTATGGTCAGAGATTGTTACGAAGGCGAGACAGAGATAAAGAGAAAGAGAACGCTTTATCTACCTGCTACTGACACGATGATCGCTGACGGCATGTCTGGTTCAGAGGAGCTTGGGTCAAAAAGATATGCCTCTTATCTGAAAAGAGCGAGATTCCCAGATTACGTTCAAACGTCTGTTGATCGCATGGTGAGCATGATCAACCGACAAGAAATCCAGGTTGAGCTTCCGCCAAGTATGCAATATCTGATTGAACGTGCGACTCCTTGCGATGAAACGCTAATGGAGCTTTATCGCATGATCACTTTCGAACAGCTATTGACCGGAAGACTCGGACTGCTGGCTGACTTTGACGGAATGACAACGAATCCTCAACCTGTTATCGCGATTTATAAAGCCGAAGCAATCCGTAATTGGTTCTATGAAAAGAATGAAGGTCTGTCCATGGTCGTTCTGGACGAATCTGATTACGAAGTAAATGACTTCGTTTGGAGACTGAAAGAACAGTATAGAGTCTTGCAGCTATTGTCGGAGGGAGAAGGTTCTTTTCTTTCTTATCATTTCGGTCTCTTTGAAGATGATTACAATATTGAAAGCATGGCTGCTCCTCAGATCAGAGGCAACACTCTTTCTTATATCCCGTTCCATTTTATCAACTCCGGAGACCTGTCTCATGAAATTGGGAAAATTCCTAGCATCGGTCTTGCTCGTATCTGTCTTGGTATCTATCGCTCTGACGCCGATTATCGTTCAAATCTTTTCATGCAAGGTCAAGAAACTCTTGTATTGAAAGACGTCATGAGAGACAGCGATGAAGAGAATGTAAGGATCGGACATGGTTCTTACATTGAAGTCGGTCATGAAGGAGACGCTTTCTATGTAGGCGTTTCAGGCAACGGACTGAGCGAACAGAGAACTGCGATCGAGAACGACAGGAAGGAAGCAGAAGAAAGGTCTCTTGGCTTAGCTTCTGTCGCTGATAATCAAAGCGGTGAAGCTTTGAAAACCAGGATCGCCTCTCAAGCATTGTCGCTGACGCGCGTTGCTCATGCGGCAGCGGGAGGTCTTGAAAAGTCATTGCGCGACATCGCTGAATGGCTAGGTCTTGATCCTGAAAGCGTAAACGTGAACGCTAGCATTGACTTTCGTTCTGTTGACTTCGCTCCTGCTGATCTCAATAAGCTGATGATCGCGAAAGGTCAAGGAGCTCCGATGTCTCTGAAGAGCATTCATAAGGTGCTGGCTGAGAGAGGATATACAAAGCTTACCTTTGACGAAGAGATGGAAGAATTGCAAGAAGAACTTCTTCTGAACAATCTTGGCGAAGAAGATGACGACGTCTAATCAAAAACTTTTTGATTCGTCAGTTAGACATCAGACTTATCTTCTGAGGTATGCTCGCGGATTGCGCAATCGCATGATGAAGATTCTCAACGAATCTTCTGAAAAGATAAATGATATCGCAAGAGCAAACCTTCTAGGAGTTTCCGCTATAGAAAGCGAAGCTCAATGGAGAAAAGTTCAGAGGGCGTTAAAGCGTATTGAAGAAGTCAGACGACAAGCATGGAATGAAGCGAAGTTGCTTGCTGTAAACGAATTGAGGCAATTAGCGAGATCAGAACCAGACTTCGTTATCCAGAGGATCAAAGCTGCTTTGCCTGTAGTCGCTGACTTCAGCAAGCCGTCAGCGGCAGCAGTGGATAGAGCGCTTGCAAGGCCAGTCCAGGGAAGGACGCAAAGGCAATGGCTTGACAGCCTAAGAGTCACAGACATGACAGCGATAAGATCGTCTGTCATTGCGGCGACAACGGAAGGAGCTCCTTTGATGACTGGATTGAAAACCAGTTATCTGAAAACAGGAAGAAACGTTGAATCTGTAGCAAGAACTCTGACGACACATACTTCAACAACGGCAAGGACCGAGACTCTCAAAGAAAACGATGTATTGGAGCAAGAAGAATACATCGCTGTCCTTGATTCAAGGACTACATTCGTTTGTGCCAGTAACGACGGAAAAATATATGCCGTAGGTTTCGGACCGACTCCGCCATTGCATTTCGGTTGCAGATCAATCCGAGTAAGCGTATTGCCGAAGGACATGCTCAAAGACCTACCTTTAACGCCTTCAACAGAGAAAGAGCTAGTTCAAGATTTTGCTAGAGAAAAAGGTTTCACTGGAGTTAACTCCAGATCAGATTTGCCGTATGGATACAAAGGTGAATTTGATAGGTGGGCTCCACAGAGAGTTTCTGGCATGATTGGCGGTCCATCAGAAAGAATCTCATATACTGATTGGCTTCGTCGTCAATCTGCTGAGTATCAGAGAGATGCGTTGGGTCCTACGCGCGCTGCTCTGTTTCGTAAAGGCGATCTCAATTTGGATAAGTTCATTGACGGCACTGGTTCCGCGCTGACTTTGGATGAGCTTCAAAAGAGAATGCCTGATTTGTTTGAAAATATCTAGGAGAGAAGAAATGTTGAAAGCAGTTGTTGACAGTATGAACGAAGTAGAAGAGAAGTATCACGATCTTTACGAAGAGAGGGGCGGAAAGTTCCATCTCAAGCGTATTGACGGGATGCGAACCGAAGCCGATGTTTCTCGTGTTCAGTCTGCTCTTGAAAAGGAAAGGAACGATCACAAAGAAACGAAGAACAAGTTCAGCTTCCTCAACGGAGTTGATCTGGAAGAAGCGAGAGAACGGCTTGATAGATATGATGAGCTGGCCGCGAAGGCTGAGTCCAGCGGAGACATTGAAGAAAGGGCGACGCGTCTCGCCGAAGCAAGGATCAAGACGACGCTTGCTCCTGTTCAGCGACAGCTCGATGAAATCACTCGCGAGAGGGATCAGCTGAATGAGTCTGTGCAAGTCTTCCATAAGAAAGAGAAGCGTCGCACGATCCATGATGCAGTCAGAGATGCAGCGGTAAAGTCAAAGGTCCGACAAGAAGCTCTGGAAGATGCTCTGATGCTCGCGGAGAATGTTTTCGATGTCGACGAAGAAGACAATGTCAGGACGCGAGACAATGTCGGCGTGACGCCCGGAATTGACCCTGTCGTATGGCTGTCGGACATGCAGCCGAAAAGACCTCACTGGTGGCCTGAGAGTATTGGCGGTGGAGCAGGTGGCGGAAACGGAAGGAACAACAACGGTTCCAATCCTTGGTCTGCTGACAATTGGAACATGACAGAACAGGGAAAGATTTTCAAAGAGAATCCTGACCGCGCTCAGCAGCTTGCGAGAGCAGCTGGGACCAGCATCGGCGGTTCTCGTCCATCTGTCAAGAAGTAACTACATCAGCGAGAGAAGACATTCTCCTCTCGCTTTAATTAGGAGAAATCAATGACTGCGAACACGAATGTAAGATTTGACCTCTTTGAGGTCATTGGTCCTCCTGCTGCTGGAGCGAAGATTCGTTTCAGTCTGAACAAGTTTGACAATGATTTGGAAAGAGGGGCTTTAGTACCTAATGGCATGAAGTGACCGCTGACGAAACAGGTATGGCTATCGTTTCTTTGTGGCCGAATGAAGCCGGAATGTGTCTGATGAGTTTGTTGACAATGTCTTTCAATTGGTAGTTCAGATAAAAACCTGATCTTTGCCATGAAATCATGAAGCAACTCCTTCATCGGGTTGCTTTATCTTACCTGATATGCTACAATTGGCGCAACGGGCATGGGCCTATCTTCCTGCTCGCGTCAGTCATGGGACTCGGCGCGATTGTTTCTCAATCGCCTATCCGAGGAGGACTCAACATGGCGACTCGCATTTCAGACATCATCGTCCCGGAAATCTTCACGGGATACACTCAGCAGCTCACCGAACAAAAGTCTCGTGTCATTGCGTCCGGTGCTGCCGAACGCAATTCGACCTTCGATCAGTTCTTGAACGGTGGCGGCTTGACTTTCAACGTTCCTTCTTTCCAGGATCTCGCTGACGACGATGACAACGTCGCGTCCGATGACCCGGATCAAAGTTCGACTCCGAAGAAAGTTCAGACCAGTCAGGAAGTCCAGGTCCGTCTTTCGCGAAATCAATCCTGGAAGACGATGGACTTGGCTTCGGCTTTGTCTGGTGCTGATCCGGCTGAAGCCGTCGCTCAGCGCGTTTCAACCTATTGGGCTCGTCGTGCTCAGGCGGCTTTCCTCGCGACTGTTCAGGGTGTCTTCGCTGATAACGCTGCTGCTCCTGCTGGTTCAGAGCACGTTGTTGACGACATGACGAATGACATCTCCGGATTAAGTTTCGGTGACGGCATCACTAATTTCTCTGCTGCCGCATTCCTGGACACGACGCTTACGATGGGCGATTCGATGGAGGACCTGTCTCTCATGATGGTTCACTCTGTCGTCTTCAATCGGATGCAGAAGCTGAACCTGATCGATTACATCCCCGACGCTACTGATCAGATTCGGATTCCCACTTATCTGAATCGTGAAGTTATCGTCGATGACTCGGTTCCGGCTGCTGGCGGCATTTACGAAACGCTTCTGTTCGGTCGTGGCGCGATCCAGCTCGGCATGGGTGCTCCTGAGGTCCCCACCGAAGTTGATCGCGATCCTGATTCTGGCAATGGTTCCGGTTCGGAATGCCTGTACTCTCGCGTGGAATGGGTCATCCATCCCGTCGGTTGCGCGTATGTCGGCACTTCTCCTGTCGGTGGTCCGAGCAATGCTTCCACTTCCAACAATCTCGCTTCTGCTGGTTCCTGGCAGAGAGTCTTCCCGGAACGGAAGCAGATCAAGATTGCTCGCCTGATCACTCGCGAAGCCTGATCACTTTTCCTTTTTCTCGCTGACGGGTCAATAGCGTCCTGCCCGTCAGTGAGATAAAGGATTCATCTAGGAGATTTCAAAATGCCAGACTCAAAGCAAACTGAAAAGCCTTCTAACAAGACTTCAAGTGAAAAGGTGAATGCGCCTGAAGTCGACGAGATGACGGCTTTCAAAGCAAAGCAAAAAACTCTTGCCGAATCAATCGACAAGATTGTTGCCGAAAAGGCAAAAATCCAGGCGAAGATGAATGCTGCTCAGAAGGAATACGATGATCATGTCATCAAAGTTCCGCAAGAGACTCACGCTGAAAGAGTTCGCGCTATTCAGCAGAATTCAGCGAAGGAGCGTGAAGCGAAAGTGAAAGCTCGTCAGGCTCTGCTTGAACAGGGAGTTGACCCTGAACTCTTGGCGAAAGTCTTGAAGTAAATGAGCGCTTGGACGTTGGTCCGATATTTGATCCCTCCGCCTGATGCTCAGGATGCGGAGATCACAAGATGGAGAGTATTCATTGCGATATTGTCCGGAGTGAACTTCGTTCTTGTCATTGTCGCGTTTGCGATCTCATTCGGGCTGACTCCATTTTTCCCAGGATTTGCATCAAGAGACGTAGTGATAGAATTGATGCAAAACAAATGGACACGAGACGTAATTGAGCTCCGTCGTCATCAATGTTTTGCTCTTGCTCAAAACAACGAAGCCGGAGCTCGTTTCATGTCCCAGCAGATGAGTGAGATGCTCACAAAACATTATCGCACTTTCGGTTATGAGAAAAGAATACCGACTTGTGAAGAGGTAGGAGTGAGGTTTGGCCTCTCAGATCAGACCAGCTACATGATGGAGAAGCAGCGTTGATAACTGACTCTTATGGACGGCTTCTTTTCTCTAGAGAGGAGTTACAGTGCAAGTCTTCTGGCGGTCTACTGCTCGCCGTTGGTTTCGCGAAAGCTTTGCGAAGACTGAGGATTGATCTTGGCGAGAAAATGATCGTGAATAGCTGCTGTCGATCAAGAGCTCACAACGCTAGATCAAAAGGCCATTTTCGTTCATTGCACGTTTACGACTTCCCATACTGGCCGACAGGCGGAACTTGTGCAATCGATATTCGCGTGACCAGCGAAGGGTTCAAAGAAAGGCTGATAGAACTCGCTCTTTTCCAAGGATGGTCAGTCGGAATTGCAAAGACTTTCGTTCACATTGACAGAAGAACTGAAGTGTTGAATTTTCATCAAACGAGATTCAAATACGAATGAACAGGTTCACTTCAATTTGGACAGCACTAATTTCAATAAGAGGTCAAGTGCCAGCGAAGGCAAGAATGCTTTCAGTTATGGTGGGAATTTTCATTGTTTTTGTTTGCGTCGCTTTGCTGATCAATCTTGCATGGGGACGAGAGTTGGATGAGCTGCTATTCGGATTCATTAGCATGTATGTCATCCTCGCAATTATCCTTATGAGAGTAGGAGTGGTCAATGCTTCCGGGTCAGATCAAGTTAATCTCAATGGGGATCGCAATCTTGGCTCTGGTGATAGGATCGGCGGGGATAGTGATCAAGGTCAAAAATCTTGAGCGTTCTCTAGTCAAGAAGAATGAGGAACTCTCTCAATGCGAGGTGAGGACCTTGACCTTCAAGTCGGCAGCGGTGCACAATGCAAACCAAGTCGAGATTTTTGCTTCGCTCGCGGAGAGAAGACTTGAAGAACTTGACAGGATTGAATCCGAAACTCTTGTAGCTGTTGCGATGAGAGAAGAAGAAAGGAAGGAGAGAATTCGTGAAGCAAATCAAAATCGGCAAACGCTTTCTGAAGCAGAGTCTACTGATTGCTCTTTGCATCCTGTTCGTGACGAGTTTGGCAGGATGTATGGAGAAATCCTCAGAACCCTTGATCCGATACGAAGTCAAAACGGTGATTAAAGAAGTTCCAGTTTCTGCGCCCGAAAGCTTGACCAGAAAACATTCTCTTCCTTTCCTTGATTCAGAATCAAGCTATGAAGAATTGGAAGACGCAATGATTCAATGCGCCGTTGAAGTCGTTGCTTGTAATCTTGACAAAGAGGTAATTGAATCTTTGCCTCAGTCAGACGGAGAAGAAAATGATCATCGTCGTTGAAGATGGTACAGGTCTAGAAAATGCGAACAGCTATGCAAGCGTCGCTGAGGCTGATGGCTACTGGACTGTCAGAGGCAATGTATCGTGGACAGGAAGCGAAACAGAGAAAGAAACGGCGCTGATCAAGGCAACAGATTACATTGATTTGAGATGGGCGGGACTGCTGAGAGGATTTAGATCCACTGAAGAGCAATCCTTGGAATTTCCGAGAACGGTTTTCCTTCCTGTGCCATTGAAGCTGAAGGCGGCTTGTTTTGAATATGCTCTGAGAGCATTAACCGCCGAGCTAGCTCCTGATCCAACGCACGATGATTCAAACAAAGATGTCATCCAAAGATCAGAAGGTCTAGGCAGAGGAGCTCTCGCAGAATCAGTAAGGTATGCAAGCTCAAGACCTAATCGTTTCCGCAGATATCCAGTTCCTGACGCCTTGATGTCTCCGTTCATAAATAACTCAAGAAGGCTGATCAAGTGAGCGAGATCGTCTACATCCTCAAGAGAGAAAGCGCTTCCGCAAAGCTTTACTCGAAAGGTTTCTCTGTGATCATCAGGAGAACATTATCAGGAGGTGCCATCTCAGAATTCACTGCGAGCGCTCTAGGATCGGGTTCTCCGAAAAAGATTGATCCTGACACTGGCGCTCCGATAGGTGATTTTGAATACGTTGTCAGTTCTGACGGCACCAATGAACCAAAAATTGGAGATCGTTTTATCTCTGACACTCGCGATGAAGTTATCGTTGACGTAACTCCAGAAAAGCCTTCTGAAACAATCATTCTTTGGAATGTAGTGACGAGAAAAGGATGAACGACCTAGACTTTGAAATGGATGACTCAGAGCTCAGCAGAGGACTGGAACTTGTCCGTCGCTATGCTAGACATCCGAGAAAAGTCATAACTGCCGCGTTGTTCGTTCTTGACAGAAAGATCAGAGACAGCTTTCAGGCTCAACAAAGTCCGTACGGAAAGAAATGGAAAGAGTTGAAACCGAACACTATCAAGGGAAGAAGAAGGAAGAATATAAACAGGAACTCTATTCTTCTCGCAACAGGCGTTCTTTTCAGGAGTCTTGACAGAGTAGTTACAAGCGACAATCGTGGAAGGATTTCTATCGGC